TGGAAGCTTGGGACATTGTTTGTTTCTCAAGGGTAATCTGGCTGTTATGCCACGACACTTTGAACTCTTGTTCAAGGTGTACGGGCCTGACACCGAGATTTACTTTGGGAGTCCGACCGTGCCCCATGCTTTCCCGATGAGAGTTAGAGATCTGAAATTTAATAGTTATAATGATGCTCACGGCCGAGAAAAGGACCTTGTGTACTTCCTCGTGCCGGGAGCTCGTAATCATACTGATATTACTAATAAGTTCCTACCCCGTGCTTCCTGCGATTCCCTTCAGCAGACTAAAATCTCATTAGTGACATTGACTTGTTCGTCCCCCAAGAAGTCGCTTATCGTTGATAGGCACTACGGAAAGGGTCAAACTTGCTTGTCTCGCTTGACTGGCTCTCAGAGCTACAAGCTGGCTGGTGATGGTTCAACCATTACTATCCATGATGGATGGAAGTATACTGATCTGGAAACCAAGAAAGGTGATTGTGGAGCGCCCTTGCTCGCCGTCAACGACCGCCTGGGTCCTGGGAAAATCCTAGGCATCCATGTCGCTGGTGGCGTTGCATTGGGAATGTCCACAACGCTTTTCAAGGAAGATGTTACCGCCATCTTGTCTAATTATACAGACTTGAAGGCCCAGATGTGCACTCTCAAGTGCTACCTGGTACCAATCCTTACCCTGAGGAAGAATTGGTGTATGTAGGAGAGCTGGAAAAACCAGTTATCCAACCTTCTCAGTCGAAGATTATTCCTTCCCGCGTCCATGGGCTTGTCGCCAAACCTACAACTGCTAGGACTTGGCTTCGCCCAGGCGAGGTACAGGGAGAACTCTTTGACCCCCTAGAATATAGAACTCGTAGGATGGGAAAGTTTTCTGTTCCTGTCCCCTTTGATCTGATAGACTTAGCTAGGGAAGGATTGCTCAATGAATTTAAGCGAGTATTTCTTCCTAATCGTAGTACCTTAGCTAATAGATTTAAGTGTCCCTACTCACTCGAGGAAACGTGTATTGGCGTTGAAGGCGAATCGTTCGTCAATGCCATTAAGCGGGACACCTCTTGTGGGTTTCCTTTTGTACAACTAGGTTTAGATAGAAAAGAAATTTTTGGATCTGATGAAAAGTATAACTGTGATAGTGAGATAGCGCGAGAAATATTCGATCTAGTGAAGCATTATGAAGATAGTGCTGACCAAGGTATAGTGTATGATCACTATTTTACCGACACTTTGAAGGATGAGCGTAAGCCTCTGGAAAAGTGTCATAAGACTCGAATGTTTGCCGCCTGTCCCATAGATTATTTGATCTGGACTAAGCGATGGTTCAATGGAATTGTCGCCATAATCTCAGAACTTAGAAATAGGATACACATTAGCGTAGGAACCAACCCCTATTCTGACGATTGGCATTTCCTCGCCAAGCAACTGCTGGGAAAGAATCAAAAATTTGTCGCCGGAGATTTCGAAGGCTTTGACGCTTCCGAGCAGGCTTACTTGTTACAAGCAGCCTGCAAGGTTCTGATTGATTTTTCACAGTATGTGTTTGGAGAGGATCTTTATGCTCGTCGTCAGATGGAGGCTATAATCTCATCTCTTG